AAGGGGATACTTTACGTACCCCCTTTTATTTTTTTTAGATATTGTCAAATGACGCTCCTGTTGGAGTAATCAAGAATTCGATATCAATGAATTCCAATGCTTTAGTAGGTTTGATATAAATCTTACCAACTAATTGGTTTCTGTCTAAGTCTTCAGGAGATGAAGATACCGTTACACGGAAATCGTATAAACCTCTGTCTCTTCTGATAGCATCTAAGATAGGATTAACCGCATCTAAGAAATCTTGTCTTACTTTATCGTCGTTTTGTTCGAACAATAACCTTACAGCCACCGCTGAAATCAACTTACGAGCTTGTAATAACAATCTTCTAACATTAATTCTGTCAAGAGCACTTTCTCTAATTTGTAGAGTTTTGTTACCCCAAATTACAGTTCCCACATCAGAGAATGTTGCAATTGGATTAATTCTACCAACATAAAGAACATCTCTATCTTCTTGTGTTAGTTTACGTCTTGCTTTAACTGCATTTACAATACCTCTTGTGTAACCCGCCGATGCGAACCAAGGGAATGCAATATTATCAGTTAATGCTAAGTTTCTACAAACCTCACCTGTTGCTGGTAAATAGATTTGTGTGTTATTAACAGTATCACGAGTTAATACCCAAGGATAATAAGTTGCCGTGTAGTTAGAGTCTAAATAACCGTCAATCATATCAACCGCTTCTTGTGGATATATATAATCGTTTTCGTTAGTTGTTGATGGTACAAACATATTAAAGTCAGGGATTGTACAAATATACAATGAATCCGCTCTATTATATTCAATCATTTCAACAGCGTCCTCAACTAAGTTACTATTGTTTTGGAAGTCAATACCAGGTGTAACAAACACGTTAATGTTAACCGCCTCAGGATTTACATAAGTTCTTTGTCCTAATAAGTAAGCGTAGTAGTCAGTGTTTGCGTAATCTTGAGAATTATCACCTACAGTTATTCTTCTGAATAATCCAGTACCTGTAGCGTTAGGATATCTATCATCAGGTGCCGCTCCCGCTAAATAACCTGAAGAGCCTAATTGGAATCTATCACTATTTGTTCTGGACTCTCTGTATATATCCCATCCGTCGAATCCTCCCGCAAATAATAAAGTGAATTTTCTTGCGAATAATCTATAATAAGGATTATCTGCGTTTTGTGGTTCACCTCTAAATTCAGCAGCTCCAACAGCAAACGCTGTTTTACCTGAAGTAACACCGTCGGTAATTGTGACAACAGTTGCTCCTGAGTCCATATGGAATCCTTTAGTCATATACGCCCAATCTTGTAATGCCGGTGACGCGGTATCTCCAAGATTTTGTTTACCAACATATTGGAAGAAATCTAAATCATATCCAATATTACTTGATACACCTAAATAAGTTCTTCTTACGTTATCTCCAGCACTTCTTGCAGGATTATCAGTACCACTTGGGAATCCGAATGGAGGGTTAAATATTGTTTCACCAGGAAAATCATATTTAGTTTTAAAAATTGGGAACGGTGAATTAACTCCATCGTATAATCTAAAGTTATACCCTTCAAAACCACAAGGTAATGAATCCGTCGGAGCATCTTCATTAAGTTCAACCATTATAAATTTAGAATTTAATGCGTATTCCCCGTCTGATGAACCAATTTTCTTAGATACAAAGTTATTTTGGTTAGGGTCCATAGAACAATTAGTAAATTTCTCTAAAACAACAGGTGCATCATCAGTATCGTAATAATCACGAACAATTACATCAAATGTTCCATTACTAAATGAAATATTAAAAATTGATATTTTTATTTGGTAGTTTGCACTGTTACCATCAGCAATTGATATAAATTTAAATAATCTATAAACTTTAGTACCTCTTAATTCCGAAACTAAAAAAGGAGTTTCAGGTGCTTGATATCTTTCAGCATAGTATGCAATATTATTTAATTGATTACTTCTCGCGTCAGGTAAAGAAACTAAGTGTGATTTTAAACCTCTAACATATCCTTTATTATACGACCATCTTAATAAACTATGAAAATGTTCTTCAACAAATAAAGGAACCTCACTTCTCGGTTTATCAAAATTACTACTACCAAATACTTTTGGTAAGTAAGTAGCATCTGAAAGAGATAAAGAAGTTTTAAATACTAAATTCCTACCACTATCATTAGTAACATTAATTGCAAACGGTGCGTATGGGTTTTTAGTAACCGCTGAATAACTACCAGAAAAATCTAAAGTAACATTACCTAATTGACTAACTTCATAAGTTGGACCATCACTAGTTGAATTAAATTGAGATATACCTCTTGAACGTAAAGTTGCAACAACTAAATTATTATAGTTAGTGTAACTTGTTCCTGTATAGTAATAAATTTTACCGTGAACTGTTCCTGAGAAACTAGTTAATTGAGTTGTAGTTGTTGTAGTTACAGGTAATGTAGTCGTTGTTGTTGAACAAGGATTTGGTGTAGGGGTTGGTGATGGGGTTGGTGATGGGGTTGGTGATGGGGTTGGTGATGATGTTATAGTTAAACCAGTAACTGTAGTCCAGAATGAAAATCCTGAATAACTGTCACCACTATAATTTTTAAATAACGCATAATACCAAGGGTCGTTTTTAGGGTCAGTGTAATCTTCATAATAAGAAGAATTTGAAGGGACTCCTAATACGTTAGTTCCTGTTGTGAACACGGAGCTTAAGTCACCATAATCAACTTCCGAAATAGTCCCCCAATAGTTGATAGATGTTGCACTTAAACTATTGTTTTGGAAAATAGATTGTAATTGAGATTGAATATCTTGGTTTAAAGTTGATGTACCACCATTGAATTTAGTATAACTATTATTCAAAATGGTTTGAATTTCAGCAGGGAATGCAGTTAAATAGCTAATACTACCGTCAACATTAGTACTACCTGTGAAATTAACATCAAACGGTAATTCTACTGGTGTACAGGATACATCACAAGTACCTGCGGTAAAATTAGGAGTACTTACACAATTTTCATTGAACCCAACTGTTGTTGAATCAACATTTGCAATTGTTTGAATCGACCAAGACGGACCCGCGTCATAACCTGATAAACCTAATATTCTTGTCATAAACATTTGATTAGATTGTTGTAGGTATGATTTTGCGATGTACGATGATTCGTACTTTGGAATTTGTGTGTTTATGAATTTTTCTGGGTTAGTCCCACCGAAATAAGTTTGAAACTCGTCGTAGTTTGTTATAAAAATAGGTTCGAATGCGGGGCCCTTTAAAGACTCCCCAACTATACCTAAAGTTGTAACACCAACACTCTGAGCTACAAAACTTAAGTCTCTTTCAGAAGTATAAACTCCAGGAGACACGAATACTTTACTGTTTGTTGCCATTATTTTTTAATTTCTGTTCAGTTTTATTTATTCATAAATATTTGTTTTTATATGAAAAAACTTTACTTTTATAAAGATATTTTTATTTTGGCAGAATTTTTTCTACCTTTTTTCTACTTATGTATATGAGTAGTGACAATAAAAAAATTAAAAATCTTAAGATTTCAGTTGAGTCTCACGAAATATTGAAGAAATATTGTGATAAAAAAGGTATTAAGATTTACAAGTTTATAGAAAATTTAATTATTGAAACTTGTAAGGAAAAGAAAGATATCTATGGTGAGCGTTAGACTATTGTTGCTTGGAATTCAATAGTTGACGTTTGATTTGGGGATTGTTTTACGATTTCAAACCTAACAACACTATCAGGATTTAGTTGTATTTTGATAGGATTTATACCGTAGTATTCATCGTTAACAAATACGTCATATGATTCAACATTGTTAGTTTTAATTAATGTCAAATCAACTTTATCATAAAATCTTTTTGTGACTGAAACATTTTCGTCAACAAATTCAATCGTGGTATTATAATTTTTAGGATTGTCTGATAAAGACTTTCTTTTTCTATTATCATTACCCTGAGTTATTTCGTATAATTGGAAAACTCTTTCGACACCAGGTTTAACTTCAAATTCATCTTCATCCATTAAGAATCCCATCATAGTGAACTCGTAACTTTGTATATAATACTTTCTTTTCTCAACGTCCATTACCGATTCGTCAGATACATTATCCATAATTATAGGAATGTAATGTCCTTTAATTTGAGTATATGCTTGTTTTGATGAAAATTTCTGTAAAATAGTTTTATTAAGAGTGTTTAATTCTCTCATTCTGTTACAAATAATTTTAACAGAATATTTTATATCAACAGGAACAGGTTGAGGTATCTTATACACATCAACATTAATTCTATTCCCATCAAAACTTGGAACCGAGGCGTAATAAAATTCTTTTCTGTTTGGGATTGTCCACTGTAATGATGGTAATGAACCGTATTTTATTTCAGGATTTCTAACAACTGTAATAAATGGTGGTGAGACATTTTTATCCAAGTCTTGGAAGTTCCAAGTTTGTGTAAATTGAGCCCAATTTTGTGTGGTAATTAAAATA